AATGGTCGGTGGTCTACCGGACTTCACAGAAAACAAACTCTCTATCACTTATCCTCGTTCCTGGTATGACGCTACGGCAAAACGGCTGTATAGGGAAGGTGGAGAACCGGAGAAAGCAGAACTGATCGGGAATAAGATTGAAGTTCCAAAAGGAAGGGCACGAAACAGATGGTAAGACGGTATTCACATAAAGCGATAGTAACAATCCAATCCGGACAATTGGTAAAAGGGGAATGGGTTGCCGGAGAACCGACGGAAATAGAGGTTACAGGGCAATACTTTCCATCCAATAGCGGACAGCAATTGAAGCGGAATGTCGATGGGAAGGAATTTATCGTACACGGTGAGTTCTCGACAAAGGCCCGTCCTGTGGAAAATGCGAAGCATATCCGGATTGACAGTATCGCTCTCGATGTGGATATCATTAGCTGGGAACCGTTTCAGACTCACTCTGTAATCTATGTGTAGCTTATGGCAAGGAAAGGGGGGTTGACTCCGATGTGGAGCGATAGAGAAGTAGAACGTTGGTTCGATTATTATGTGGACCGGGCGGAAGAGCGGATATACAAATTATTGCAACGTGCCGGGGAAGAGTTCGTGAAGATTGCCCGAAAGAAAGGAAACTATCAGGATCATACTGGTAACCTCCGTAGCTCTATCGGTTATGTGATCGTCAAGGATGGCGATATATTGACCGAGAACTACGAGTTGTCAGATAAGAAAGGTACCGATAAATATACGGGATTGAGAGAGGCTAAAAGGCTCGTATCAGAATTACTACCCCTTTATAAGAATGGCTGGGTATTGATTGGTGTAGCCGCTATGCCTTATGCCAAGTATGTGGAAGCAATCGAAAATCTGGATGTTATCTCCGTTGCCACGGAACATGCCGAGGATTGGATCAAGAAACAGAGTCGAATGTTATTTGATAAACTCGCTGAGAAAGGATATTGAACATGGCTGATCAGTTTGATATAGTAGATATCGTGTATGATGCGGTTGAACCGGTCAGTACGAGCTTTATTCTGTACAAAGATCGCTCTGGTGATGGTGAGACAAAGAATCATATCACAATCCGGATGCTCACGTTAAATGAAACAGAGGTTGTGAATAAAGGTTCGGTTAATATCAACGTATTTGTGAAGAATCAAGCGAAAGGCAGGCCTGATCGACAGCTAATGAAAGGAGTGACACGAAAAGTTAAGTCTGCACTACGAAATATCACACCTCCTTTCGGCATGTATTGGAAATCTCGGATCGTATGGTCCGAACCTCTTGGCGAAGCAAAAGAAGGCTTCGATTGTACGAATATAAGATTTGAAGTAATAACAGAAATAGATTAAGAATATGGCTAATGAAAGAAGTTTGGCGGTAGGCGTATCCTTCTTAGGATATGGTGACCCCGGTGATGGTGTTCCGGCCTCTATTTATACACAGTGTCCGATCGTTCATGAAGGCTCAGTTGCTTTCAATTTCAATGAAGCGACCTCTGTCGATTTCCGTGCGGAAGGGATGAAAGATCCCTGGGAGTCATTCGATAAGGCTGGCGACCCGGATAGTTTTGAATTTGCTATCCCGTCGCCGACAGCTCAGGAGATGCTCGCGTTTTGTGGTGGTTCTGTAAGTGGTGGTAAGTGGAATGCTCCGATTGATATTCCAAATATCCGCAAATCGTTCAAGATACAGACAACACCGTACAAAGGTAAGTATACGGAATATACATTTGCCATTTGTAAAGTCAGTGCCCGCTTGAGTCAGGCTCCGTCTTCAGAACAAACAGACCTTTTGCTAGTTAAATGTACCCGTTTGGCAGCAATTACCTCTGCTGGGCAGCAACGATCTTCGTTCGGTCGGGCGGTGATGAATGTAACCCTTACTCCGGTAACGGCAGTTGCAATCACCGGTACACCCAGAGTTGGTGAAACGCTTATGGCCACCTTGACACCTGCGGAAGCGACTGGTGATTTCCAATGGCAACGTAAAGTGGATGGCCAGGGAGAAGCCCAAGATATTGAGGGGGCTATTGGTGACAGTTATATGATCCAGCCGGAAAATGAAGGCGATAAAATCCTTGTCAAGTTTATGGCAAACGGTTTGTATTCCGGAGAGAAGACAAGCGCAGAAACAGAAGCCGTACAAGCAGCAGAATAATTAAGGACTGTTGTTTAGGTTATCGAAAGCCTCGGAACTATCCGGGGCTTTTATATTTTAATCGAAAATATGAGTGTAAAACAAGTACTCCAGTTAGAAAGTGAATCCGTTTCTTGTCAGCCGGTAACCATTCCGTTTGAATTTACCCGGCTTGAATCATTACCGGAAGGAAAGACGGTAGGGGATAGTATCGCCATAACTCCGATCACTGTCCGCACCTGGTTTAGAATAAAGCCTCTTTTGCTTTATATCGATAAAGAGGATAGAGAGGTTTTGATTTCTGATAAGAATAAAGGATTTTCCAATCAAGTCGCCGAACTGATAGCCAAATATGACGAACTTATTTTTGAAATCGTATGCCTTGGCATTCATAATAAGAAAGGTGATATGCCGGCCTGGTTCCGGGAAGTTCTGAAAGACAACTGTACATGGGAGGATATCTATATCCTTCTGAATGCCGTCTTGTACCGGGTAGGCTGTAACCCTTTTTCTCGTACTATCATAGCGCTGGAAGCTGTGAGCCCGTTAAGCGAAGTGGAGATAATAGCCCTTCAGAAAAACAGCGAGACATGGAAGAAGAAGGCCCTCAAAGCAGCTTCATGTTCTTAGTGACCTGCAACGAGGCTTTCGGCTATTCTCATGAACAAATATTGGATAGCAGCTTTGTTTTGTTGGTCGGCATGCTTCGTGAACGTGGTTATTTGATGAATCGAAGGGTCAAAGATTTTCATTCGGAAGATACGTCAATTAAAGAGGAAGATGGAGAATGGGTTGAAATGGTTGACTTCGATACAGGCCATGTGAAACGGATAAAGAAAGTTTTATCTGCATAACTATATATTACATTGAAAGTAGAGAAAAGGTTTTGTCATAGTGATAAATTTTGATTTGTTTGGTAGTAAGAAAGCCCTGCGGACTGTGAAGTTAGCAGGGCTTTGTTCGTTAAAAAGATATCGGGTAACGTTCCGGATGAATTATGCTGTCAATCTCAAGATCCACATCGATTGCATCCCAACGCAACGATTCTTCATCCGGCATGGTTACATCCAATACATCCGAAACTTTTGCATTTCTAAACCAAGGATATCTGTCATACGATAGATAATATTCCTTTCCTCCTACGAAAAGGAGGATACCGCGTGCATTAATCATTGTTACTTCCGCGGTGGTTGTTCCATTTTTCTCTAATAATGCGCTCATGTTTTTGTACCTCCTTTAGTATGTTTGAAATTTCAGTTGAAGAAAAACCTTTATTCTCAGCCAAAGAAATAGAAGGTTCTATCCAAATTTTAGCCTTTTTTTCTGCCTGTCTGATATGTATATGCATTCTGTTTTCTTCTAAAGAGAAGAAAAAGAAACGCATTCCATTTTTATAAAAAACCGTTGGACTCATACAGCAAATATACAAAAGATTCCTGAATACAAATGCTTTTAGTTTATATTTTACCATAAAAGGATTATGGGAATCAAAAATAGGGATGGAGCCTTATTTATGGCTACTGGTATCGACAACTCCGGTTTATACGAAGGGAAACGCGAGGCTATGGGAATTATCAAGACTCTGGCAAGCGAGGTGACCTCTTTTGATATATTCAGTGGTATCGGTATCAGTGCGGCAACTGCTTTTGCACAAGCTGCAAAAAGCTCATACGACTTTGAAAAAGAGTTCCGGAAGAACATGCTGGAAGTGGCGACCATTTCCACGCAGGTGACGGATGATATGACCGGTTTTATGAATCAGGTTATGTCTATAACCCAAGAGATACCGATCAAGGCTCCGGAGGCCGCTAAAGCACTTTATAGTATCGTTTCTGCCGGTCATGATGGGGCAGATGGTATGAAGATTCTAGAAGTTTCGGCTAAAGCAGCCGTGGGAGGGCTTACAGAAACCGAGACGGCAGCCGATGCTGTTACAACGATCTTGAATGCTTATAAGATGTCAGCAGAGGAGGCCGGTACAGTCTCGGATCAGCTTTTTACAACTGTCCGATTGGGTAAGACTACATTTGGCGAATTAGGAGCCTCCATAGCCCAGGTTGCACCTATTGCGGCCGCATACGGGATCAGTATTGATCAGGTGCTGGGTGCAGTCGCTTCATTGACCAAACAAGGAACGCCGACATCGCAGGCAATGACCCAAATCCGGGCTGCTATCCAGGGTACTGCCGGAGAACTTGGAGATGCTGCTTTCCAAGGACGTACTTTCCAAGAAGCATTGCAGTTGATTAACGAGAAGGCTGGCGGTTCCGCTTCTAAGATGAAGGAAATGCTCGGTACGGATGAAGGATTGGCTGCAACATTGGCTTTGACCGGAAAGAATGCTAAGTCGGCAGCGAGTGATCTCGGAGAGTTACAGAACTCTTTAGGAGCTACGGAAGCCGCGTTTGAGAAGATGAAAGATGCTGCAGACAATCAGCTTACATTGTTGGCTAATAATGTACAGGCCTATTTGCGTCCTTTGGGAGAGAAGATTCTGAAAGAAGTCTCCGATATTGCCAAGGCTTTTAATGAAGCATTTGAGAATAACGATATAGAAGGTACAATATCAAACCTTGAATCGTTGGTAAAGAATGCAGCTGGAGCTTTTCTTTCATATAAAACAGCTATTCTATTAGTTCAGGTAGCTCAACATTCGTATGTAAAATCATCTGCTCTAAGCCGGTTAGCGACAATTCAACATACGACAGCTACAGCATTACTTACCGGTGCTTTAAGAAAACAGGCTGTTGCTATGTTGGCAGCAGGAAAGGCAGCTCTTACAAACCCATATGTATTAGCTGTGGCAGGTGTTACCGCATTGGGATATGCAATATTCAAACTTGCGACACAGGCTACAGCTTCAGAAAAGGCATTGGCTGCTCATAATAAGAGAGTCGCAGAAATGAGAGAATGGTCTGACGGAATGAGAAGTCAGACGGAAGAAATGTTGGGTGTGTTGCAAGATGAAAATAAGTCCACTTTGCAAAAGGTTGAAGCTTATAAAAAGTTACAAGAGCTTTATCCGAATGAATTGAAGAATCTTTCTCTACAGAAATTCCTTTTAATGGATATGGTTGAAGTCAATAAGATGTTGTCCAAGTCGATAGATGATCGTACTATGGCACAACAACGTGCAACTGTGAATTCCATTGAAGAAGAGATGGCTAAAAATAGTAAACGGATTTCTCAATTAGATAAAAAAAGTTGGATTGACACTAGCTTCCCAGAAGCACTTGAATTACGTCGGTTGCGAAAACGAAATGAGCAGCTAAAGATAGAACATGCGAAAGCAGTAGAGATCGTTGTACAAGGATTAAAAGATCGTACAAAAGCAGAGGCTTTGGTAAATAAACAATCAAAACAAGAAGAGACGAAGTTTGCAAAACCTGTAGATCAGAAAGAACTTGAGAAACAGAAAAAACTTCAAAAGGAACTTTTATCCCTTCGTCGTCAAAACCAGCAATCCGAAATTGACCTAATGAAAGAAGGTTCCGACAAGAAGATCGCCCAGTTGAATCTTGATTATGACAGGGAGTTGGATATTATCCGTGCAAGAGAAAAAGAATGGAGAGAGGCACAAGGAGGAAAGTTGACCAAAAAGCAGACGATTGAGATCCGAATGGCAAAAGTCAATGCTGGGGCCAAATTAGGAAATGCGACATCTGATGTTATCCATGAGCAGATAGAAGCAGAAGAACGCGCCATGAACGAATACCTGAAAGAATATGGTTCATATTTGGAAAAGCGTCAGGCTATCACGGAGCTTTATAATGAGAAGATAGCAAAGGCCACAACGGAAGGTGAACGGCTTTCCCTTGCAGAAGGTATGAAGAAAGAGCTGGCGGACGTGGATAATGAAGCCCAAAAGAGCACCTCCATCATCACCCGGTTGTTTGATGATATGAGTAAAAAGAATATCACCTCTATTCGTGCCATTGCGGATGAAGCGGAAAAATTCTTGTCTTTTCTTGAAAG